CAATGCTGTCGGCTTTCATTACCGCTTTAACCTTTTCCGCCACCGCCAGCGCCTCAGATTTTACGTAGCTTGGAATATCTGCGTGGTTGATTTTGTCGACACTTACTCCGCTCAACAGCTCTGCCATAGCATCAATTTTAGTCCCGTCCGGAACCGCCACATTGTTATCAGTTAGATAAGTCTTCAAAGTGCTTTTTGCGCCATTTATGCGCTCAAGGTTTGAGCTTATACTCATATGCAAGCGCCTCCTTAAATCGCTGCAAGAGCTGTTTCAATCGCGTTAGTAAGTGATACTGTGCCGCCCGAGGTTTTGCCTGCGGGTATGGTGTAACTGGTCGTCGTCAAGCCGTCTATCGTCCCTGTCAGAGTACCGTTGTCCGCCATAGTACCCTCAACGACCGAGCCATCGGCGGCGACTATTTTCTTCCCTTCCACGACATCTCCGGCAGCAGCGGTTACGCCGCTAACATCCTGATATTTGGCGGGGATAGCTGCCACAGAGACCTTGCCGAGCACCTTGCCCGCCGTCGGGGTGATATCCTGCGCCGCTTTAGTAGGTGTGGTGGTCTTGTTTTCGAGCACTATGCTCACTGCACCTTTGCCGTTATGTATGCCCTTAGGGACAGTGTAAGACTGGTTGTCCTTAGTGGCGTCGAGAACCTTTGACACAGCACCGTTATCGGTTAAAGTACCCGTAGCAGTTGTGCCGTCCGACTTAATAAATACCTTATTGGCACGGACATCGCCCTCTTCGGTGGTTGTTGCGCTAACATCCTGATAGTTTTCGGGGATTGCGCCGACTGTAACCGCCGATAAGCCGTAGTAACCTTGGTCGGGAGATATGGACTGTTGCTCTTTGGTCGGCGTTACGGATTTTGTCTGCAAGTTGTAATTGCCGCCGCCTGAGACACCTTTAACTGTACCGCTGCCGTTGTGATATCCGGCGGGGATAGTATAGCTCTCGCCTTCTTTGACGCTCGCGTCAACCGCACCCTGATTCTTGATAGCGGCGGCTTTAGTTGCGAGTTCGTCAAGCTTGTCCGTGCTTGTGGCAAGCCCCAACCCGACAAGCCATGTCCTTATCTTATTTCTCGCGTTTTGCAGTCTGGTGATTTCTGTCTGTGTGCTCATATATTAGCCTCCTTAGATTGTTGCTAAAAGCGCATTGATATTTCCAACAGCCGTGTAGACTGCTCCCGATGTTATCGGCTTAGTATTGTCTTGTTCAGCAGCAGTCGCGGTATCGACGGACAGCTTGCCGTTTTCCACCTTTAAACCGTCACCGATAGCATAACCTCCTGCGCCGCCTCCGCCGAGGGCTTTGCCGTCATAGGTCGGCTTGCCGTCTGACTCCGCAAACTTATCAAGCACCGACTTGTTTTCATGCGTATGCCGCGCGGCGGTATTAAGAGCGATTTCGGCGGCGAGACTGTGACTCAGACGTTCCGTGCCGTCCGGGATTGACACTTTGGCAGTGCCTGTTATCACAGGCGCATAGCCGACTATCTCGCCGTCCGCAAAGGCGACAAGCTGCGCTGCCATGTTGCCGGGTTCAGGCACAATATCGCTCGTGATTTTGACCGTCACATAGCCGTCCGTAGGAGTCAACAGCTCGGTTTGCAGATACTCGCCGACCGTCGACTCAAAGTAGACACGATAGCTGTCTGCGCCCTCAAGCTCTGCCGGGATAGGCAGAGCGAGCAAGGTAAAGTTATTTTCGGCGCGATAGCCTACGTCATACCCGCGTGGGCGAGCATAATCAACCGTTATCGTTCTTGTCTGCATCTTTTCCCGCCTCCCCATTCTCGCCCTCCACGGGCGGTTTTTCGAGCTCTGAGAGCATATCGGACAACAGTTCGATTTTGCCGCAGATTTTCGCAAGCTCGACTTTATTGACCTCTATCTGCTGTATCAGCTGCGCGTTGTGTTTCTGCAAGGCTTCGCCCTGCGCTTTGACCTCTGCGAGCTTTTGATTGATTTCTAATTTTGTCATGTCATCCTCCTTATGCGAAAGCGAGTTTTTTCGAGCCTGTTGCATCTGACCAGAATGTTATACCGCCTTGCGTAAATGTAAGACGATAAGCCTTGCCGCTTGTGTCCATAAGTCGAACCTCGGCTCTGTCGCTTTTTGCGGCGAACAAATCCGCACGAACGTAATTATTTCCGGCTGACGTAGTGTCCTGAACTCGAACCGTGAACGCCGGAGAGCCTGCCACGACCGAAGCCCCGAAACTCGTAACAAACTTGTTTGCCGAGTTGTAACCGGTTGCTCGGTACGCGAGATATTCGCCCGGAGATGTTGTGTAGCCATATTCATTGACGTGTAATGCCCGCCTGATTCGCGTTGTGTCTTTTTCCACGAGCATATAATCGGTGTCCCAGTTGTTAGTCAAACCGCCGACGGCAGGCATCGCCGCAGAAGCGTTCGCGGTTGACGTGCCAAACCTAAAGCCTTTCGAGGACTGCTCTCCGAGCGTAAACTCAGGCGCGGCAATAGTCGCATACCAGTCGCCGCCGAGTGCGGTTTTAAACAGCATCGAGCTGCCAAAGGTCAGATATTTTTCTCCCGTTCCGCTACCTGTGCCTGCGCCTTGATATAGGTCAAGCACGCCGCCTGACAAGTCGGCTTTATAGCCGTCATTGTTTAAGATTGACAGTGTACCGCCGTCAAGGTTGATATCTCCGCCGGTGATGTTGATGTCGGAGGCTTCGATATGTCCGGTTTCGAGATTAAAGGAAAATTCGCCGTTTGTGGACTGCATTATTCCGGCGCGGATGATGTTCGCGTTTAGAATGCCCGTGTCGATAAAGTCAGCGACGATGTGACCGTCCTGCGTGACTGCTGTCCTGTATGGTCCGGAGTAGCCGCCGGACGAATGACCAAAGCCGGAAAGGTTAAATCGCCATATGTTTTTGGCGGTCGAGATGTCCGGCTTGTCCATGATTAAAATTTCCTGCGGATTCTGCGACGGATTTAGTCGGACATATCCGCCGCTGTTCCCGGTGATGGCCGCCGTTGCGTCGGCTATCGCCTTTTCATACGCCGCCGTCAAGTCGGACTTCGCCGCGACAAGCTGACCGCGCAGGTCTTTGGTCTCGTTGACCGTCTGTTTTATGACATCGGCAAAATTCGCGCGCGGCGAGCCGAGGTCAATGGATGTGTACCGCTCGCGCAGGACATCATAGACGGTTTTAATTACCTTTGCTTTGATATTGATGTTGAGGTCTTTGTGATAGATCTGCACTGTGTCGCAAAGGCTGACAGACTCGAGCGCGGAAAAGCTCGCGTATTCCGGCGACTGCGACAAGTCCACAAATGACACCGTCATTGACACGGTCGGCGAGTTGATATCATTTGCCGCCGCGTATGCCGCCACCGCCGAGTCAAGCCCGCTCTGCGTGATTTCGTTGTCGCCGCCCGAAAAATCGGATGAAAAATCGCGTATCAGCGTTTTTGCATTGATGCCGCTTGAGTTGGTCACTGCCTTATAGCTATGCAGGTCGACATTGTCATTTTTGACATAGCCGTATATGCCGGTGTATGCGCTATCCATGTCGATATCGCACTTTAACTCCGTCATGTTGCGGCCGTATGCAATTCTGACTCCGCGGTCTTTGCCGCGCGCTTTGTGCAGTTTTATTGTGTAATTGTCAAACTCGTACTCGCCGCCGTAGACATCAAGCACAGAGCCGGACACTCCGCCGAGCGCGGCGCGCGCCGAAACATTGGTCAGCGCGATTGACGACGACAATGTGATGTCGGTCGTCGTCACGGAAAAGCCTGTGTCCTTGCCGAGCTGATTCTTCGCGGCGGTCAATATGGCGTTGATAGCGACCTGCGCGTTGCCGGATGCCGAAACCGTCGGCACCGGATATCCGGAAAGCGCATAACTGATGTGCTCGCAGCTTACGGTAAACATGCCATTGATAGGCTTTGACACCTTGCGGATGTGAAAAAACTGATTTGCGGCGGTCGCGTTTGGCTTTGCCTTGACATATCGGTCGATGACAAGGTCGGCGGCGTATCGCCCGAGCATCGGATACTGAAATTCCAGCTCGAAAACGCCGTTGCGCTCCTCCGTACACTGGCAGTCACTCGCCTCGGCAAGCCAGCCGATTTTGGTTTTTGCGTCCGGCTTATAAAGTATCGGTATCATAAGCGCCTCCAGTGCGGCACGATCTCGACCTTTGTTACGGTTCCGCCGCTCCAACTAACGGAATTTTCTCCGGGCGACAGCACCGGAAAGCTGTCAAAGTTGGCTCTGTCCGACTTTCCGGTCGCGCCGGTATAGACCAGCTGCAGACTGCTGTCGCACTCGATATAGCTGCCGATGTTTAAAAACCGAAAAGATTTTCCGCCAATAGAAAGCGTGATGTTTCCGCTGCCGTATATCTTGATATATGGCAGTGCGGAATAAGCCGTCGGATTGGTGATTTTTCCTGCCGCCGTCAGCGTCGTTTTAGTGTCGCCGGAAGTCAGGAAGCGGAACGGCTTGCAGCTGAATACCAGCTTTGCCGTGCCGAAGTTCCGGATTTGCTCGTCCCAGTCTTGCCCGCTCGTGCAGACCGCCATGCGGTAACTGCTCGCATCGGAGCTGTCCGCCAGTTTGGCATATGCCGCACTGCCGAAAAGCCAGTCTGCGACAGCGTCACGGTTTGCCGCGATGTCTTTGCAGCCGACGGTGTAGGTGATTTCGACATTTTCAAGATCATCTATGCTCGAGTCAATTATCAAAAGCCCGGCGCGGCCGGGAATCTTTTGCAGATCATACGGTCGCGCCGGTGTTTTGTTGATTGTTGCCCCCTGCACTACAAGCCCTAAATCGCTTGATTTTTTGGAATTGAATGTGAAAGTTTTAGGCATATGCCCGCTCCTTTCTGCGCATCTCATCGTAGATTTCCTCGGCGATGCGCGAAGCGAGAGCCCTCACGTCGCCCCCGCCGTCTGCGGCGTTTATGGTGACATTAAAGTTATAGACCTTATTGCCGCCGCTGACTGCCGCCTGCGCTCGGCGCGCCGTGAAATTCCCGGTTGCGTTGATGTCGACATCCATCGGTATGGAGTCGGTCATCCTCTTTGCGACATCGCGCATCGTGGTTTCAAATCCGACACCAACGCCGAGAGCCATGTTTTTACCGATCTGGTCGCGGAAAACGGTCGACGGTGAGTGTATGCCGAGCACCGATTTCATCGCTTCCGTGACGGCAGAGCCGAGAGACTTGATTTTTCGGATAAGCCAGTCTTTCATGTTCTTGATACCGTTCCACAGACCCTCGAGGAGATTTTTGCCGAGTCCGGCAAAAACGGTTGACGGCGAGTGTATGCCGAAAAAGTTTTTGAAGCCTTCAAGCATTGCTTTGCAGACCTTGACAATTGCGTCCACGACAAGACCTTTGTTGTCCCACAAGCCTTTGACGATGCCGCCGATCAGCTGAAATGCAGCCGGAACAAGACGCGGAGCATTTGCGATAAGCCCGGTCGATATTTCTATCACCAGTCTGACCGCCGAGTTGAGAATTTTAGAAAGATTACCATCCTGTAGCAGTGCATTGACAAGCGAGTCGACGAGCGTAAACGCCGCGTCTATCACTTTGTCGATGTTATCCGCAAGCGCGCCGGCGAGCACGACAATAAGCGTGACCGCCGCCTGCATGATAGGATCTAAATTCGCGACGATTCCGTCGACCAGAGTAAAGACGACGTCAACCGCGCCGGAGAGTATCGGCGCGAGGTTGGAGACAAGACCGTCGAGCAGAGAGTTGACCATCTGCGCGCCTGCGTTAAGCAGTGACGGCGTTTGCTCTAAAATCGCATTGGTAACATTCTGCACGACCGGAGCGGCGTTTCTAACGACCGCCTTAACCGAGTTTAAAAGATTCATAATCATCGGTTTGAGGTCGGCTTCGCTGTTGCCGAGGTTTTCTTTCAACGTTTGAAGCGCCGACTTCGTCATGCCGATAGATCCGGTCAGTGTGCTTTCCGCTTCACGCGCAAAATTGCCTGCATACTGCTCCGTTTTTTCAAAAAACATCTGCATCGCAAGCTCGGCTTTTTCGGCGTTCGACGCCTTATTCCAGACAAAGTTGATTCCCTTTCCGGCGGCGTAAGCTTCGAGCGTCGTCGCATTCATCGCGACGCCGAGGTTGTCCATCATTGTAAAGTTGCCCTTGGCCGCGCCTGCGATAGACTCAAGCGCCTGCGATGTGTCGATACCCATGACGGACGCGACATCGGTCGCGCGCTGCATAGCCTTTGTGGTCAGCTCAAGGCTTCTCTGCTGCGACAAGCCTGAGCCCTGGAACAGCGAGCCCATTTTGTTCGCCGTCGCGAGGTATTCGCTCTGTGCGACGCCCATGTCTTTATAGGCACTTTTACTCTTTTCAACGACTGCATCGACATGACTGCCGAAAACAGCCTCCGCACCACCGAGGTTCTGCTCAAGCTCGCCGAAGCCTGCGACTGATTCCTTGACAAAATCAAAAACCCCTTTAGCGATACTCTTACAGGCCGAGGCAACACTTTTCAGACCGCCAACGATAACATCACTTATGACATGAGCCTTGATAAGGTCGCCGAACTTGATGCTTTTCTTTCCGGCTTCTTCGAGGCTGTCTCCGGCTTCGTTGGTGCTCCGTTTGAAAATGCTCAGTTTTTCTTTGACCTCGGACAGCTTATCTTTCAACTTTCCAAAGACATTGATTTTGCCCTTAAACTTGTCGATTTTGTCGCGGACATTGTTAATCCCATCGGCCATTTTTTCGAGTGTGGTTTTTGGACCCGATTCTTTTTCGAGCTTGTCCCACTCATTGCCCATGTCGTTGACGTCTTTTGTCAACTTAGCCAAGTCCGCCTGCGCGTAGTTAAGTTGAATTTCCCACTCGCGCACGGCGTCGGAATTTTCGCCAAAATGTTTGGTGGCGTTTGCTAAAGCGTCTTTAATCAACTCTACTTTGGCTCTTTGCTCTGCCATAGTGCGGTTCAGAGTCGAGTACTGCGATGTGCAATATCCGAGCTGATCTTTGTTCTGCGCGAACTCTTGCGTGTTCTTCTTCGCCTCGGAGCGCAACAGCCGCATGCTGTTATTGATGTCTTTTATTGCTTTTTTGAAATCGGCTTCGCCGTCGCATACAATCTTCGGGCCTATGCGGAAGTTTTTACTACTCATCATCCACCACCTCCTCTTTGACTAATCCATGCCATATGCGATAATTTTCATACAGGCTCGTGACTTGCCGCAAAGTCAGCCGCCAAGCCTGCGCAAAAGGAAAGCCGAGTAATACCGTCGCTCTGAAAATCCAGAGATCAACATCGACGATTACTCGGCCTGGCTGTTTTTTGTTTCTTCGAGTCCTGCCGCTTCTGCCACGGCATCGACGGCGGCGTTCAGCTCATCGTCCTCCGGCAGCTCCTCGGCGGTCGGAAGCGACACGCCGAAGGTCTGCATCAGCACGTCGGTGTACTCGCTGATGTTTCCTATGTCGATTTTTCTGCCGATATAGCTCTCGGTGACATGCTCGAGCTTGACATCGTGGTCGTCGTTGTAAGCATCGACCGCGTCGTTGATAAGCACGGCAAGGATCCACTTAAGTTGTTTAACCTCACTCGACGCTTCAAAGACATTCTCAAGCTCGCCGTATCTTTCCTGCAGTTGCTCGATGCAGTTAAGCGTCAGGGCAACGTCATATGTCTTTCCGCCGATAGTCAGCGGAACCCGTCTTTCTTTTGTTTCGCAAATAATAGCGTTCATAAATAGACGCGCGGGCGAGTTTCCCCGCCCGCTCCTCCTTTTTGGTTTATGTGTCGGAGACCGTGATTCCGAACTTGGTTTTAAGCGCGGCAATCGCCTCGGCAGCTGTGGTGTAATAGGTCTTGGTGCGCCACGCTCCGGACTTGTCCGCTATTGCCTTGCCCTCGAGCGACGAGGTATTAAAGGCGATGTTGTCGCCTTTGGTGGTGTGTGTCTCACTCGGAAGCGAGAATTTGACCTTGTGGACAACATAAGTCAGATACTTTCTCACGCCGTCCACGACCTCGACGGAAACAAAGCCATATCCGCCATATACCGGCGCGTCGCTCGCTTTTGAGGTCAGCACGGTAGGCTTCGGCGTGCCCGTGCCGGTGCCCTCGGTCTTCGTCTCGCCGAACATACTCACAAAAACCTCAACCGGGATAGTTGACGTCTCAAGCGTGATGTCGGCATCTTTAAATTCTGTTTCATACTCCGCCAGCGCGTCGTCGGCATAGAGAGAGCCTTCGACCTTGTTCGGCTTGACTTCGGTCTTGACCATCTTGCCGACAAAAGCACCGTTTTCGTAGGTTATCGCCGAGTCGGTTTCCGACTTAATCGGCGCGAAAACAGGCAGAGATGCTTTAAACTGTGCCATTTTTTAATCGTCCTCCTCGTCATTGACTACGCCCTCAATCTCGGCATCAACCGCGATTTGGACATAGTTCTTTTCTTCATCGTACAACTCCGCAGTCGACGTGACCGTAAAGCCCGCCGCGCGGAGCCGTTTTCTGATTTGCTTTTTGTATTTCTGCGGATTGTTCCGCGTCCACAGCGACACGCGCACATATGTGCCGTCATATATCGGCTCATCGTCCGCCCAAAACTCCGGCCGCTCGTCGAGATAGGAAAAAGTGATATATTCCTCGTCGTCACCGGAATAAAAATTCGGATAGATTTTCATTCCCATGTCGCCGAGTGCGGACATTATCAGCTGATTCACATTCATCCTTCAACCCCCGATTCACGCCGAAACACTTCCGCCATTGCCGACTCGCATTCCGCGCGGCAGTCATTCACTGCCTTGGTCAGCAGCGGCGTCGGTGCTTGGTTCTTTGTACCGTATTCCAAGTGCGCCAAAATTTCCATATTGCGGACAGGTGTCTTTCGCTTTTTAACCTTGCCGTGCTTGTCGATGTATTTTTTAGATATTCCGGTCGGTCTGACTGTCGCGAGATATGTTCCGTTCTTGGCTTTCTTCGCGCGTGTGCGCTTGACGCTGTTGACCATCGTGCCAGTTCGCCGATGTCCGGCAAGTGCCGATTTTATGTTTTTCTCTAAAATCGGAGTTGCCGCGTCAATCATCTGCGGAGCGTATTTCTCAACTTCCGACAGCTTACCGAGACTTCGCAAAAAAGCCGGATCTATTTCAAAATCAAACTTTCCCATTCAGTCCACCTTCATGTCGGAGCAGTGCAGCTCCGTCAGACCGTCGAGACGGTCATAGACGCGCGTTATCTGCAGTTTTGTTTCGCCGTCGTAGACAAATTTGCTACGGCGGTCAAAAGACCGCGAACGCACGACATAGACCCGCTCGACCTTCATTCCGGCTTGCGCCGCCTCATAAAACTCGCTTGACTTTGACGACTCCGCATGCGCCCACAGCGGCAGGCGCCGCTCGGTGTTTTTCTCGTAACCGTCGGCGTCCTGCTCGCTCTTGTCGATATAGGCGACCTCAATTCTGTTTTTCAGATACATCGGCTCCTGCCTCCGTTCTAAGTTGCAGTGCAAAGCTGTTAAAAAGCTTCTCGGTGTTTGCCGACACCGTGCGGTTCAGCTCGCCGCCGTCGTACATATCACGCACGGCGACGAGCACAAGAAACTGTGCGCGCGGATCGTTAAGGTCACAGTCGTTGCCGACAGCAGCCGAGAGGAATTTCTCGGCCGCGTCGATAAAGCCTTTTATCATTGCATTGTCGACATCGTCATCGACACGCAGGAAGCGTTTAGCCTCCGCCAGTGATACGGCCATTGTTTACACCGCCTCAGCCGTTCTGCTTGCCGGACTGCAGGACAGCAATCTTCTGATTGTTCTCGACCTTGGAGTCTGCCTCGAGCCAGCCAACAACGCCCTTTGCGTTCTTGTCGGCATACTTCTCGTTAAGCACCTGCAGCTCGAGCTGTTTTGCGATTTTAAGCGCCATGCCCGAAAAATCACCGTAGAGGACGGGGAAGCCCTCCTGCTTGGTTGCCTCGTCCATCGCGTCGGAGATATAGACCGGAGAGCCGAGAATCTTCCAGCCGAATCCGGTCTCGATATCCTTCATCAGATACTCGTTCTGCGAGTTTTTGGTCTTGCGGAGCGCGGTAAAGGTCTTGTTGCTCATAATCCACATCGCATTGGACTGGTAGATCTGCGGTATCATCGCCTGCATCTCTATCAGGACATCAAAGGTGATGCCCGCCAGCGTGTAAGTGGTCAGAGTCATCTTGTTGGTGGTCGATACTGCGCCGGTCATCTTACCGCTCGTGCCGTGGATAAGCTCGCGCTCAAGCTTGACGCGGAAAGCCTCGGTCATAAGCTCTTCAACTTTGCTGACAATGTTGATATCAGTGTTGTTGATAAGCTTATTCGATATCACGGTCAGCGCGCCGAGGACATAACCGGACAGGTCCACACTTGTAAACTTGCCCTGACCTGCGGTCAGTGCGGTGAACTCGTCACCCTGATAGGCAGCGGCGATATCACCGGTCGGAGAATCGGCAGAGGCGTCGGTACCGTAGACAGGTATGGACAGAGCGCCCTTGGTGTAGTACTTTGTGGCTTTTTCAATAATCGGCGATACGTTGACTATATCGGTGATTATTTTGTTCGCGATGGTCTTGGGGATGATAGCTCCGTTCGAGCCCTGCGACATTCCCGCCGAGGCCGCCTTTCTCAGATATTCGACGAAGCTCTTCTCTTCGCTGAGATCTGCACCGCCGTTGTCGCCGTGCTCCTCGGGGTCAAGCTCGTCCTGCTCCGCCTCAAAAAGGCGCTTCTCGGTCTCATACTCGCCCTTGAGGTTGTCGACCTCGTCGAGGCAAGCCTTGACAAGGTCAACCTCGCCCGCTTCATTGTGCTGCCTTGCCTCTTCGGTTTTGGACTTGATTTTGGCAAGCAGATCTCTCATTTTCTTATTCATCGTTCGATTCCTCCGTGTAGATAAAATTTTCACGGATGCGTATGGCATCCGTGTAGTCTGTGGACTTTTCTTTTTCTTCGGGCGGTTCCTTGCCCTCGAACTCTTTGGTCACGCCCGCCGCGCGCTGTGCGGGAACCGCGACAAAAGAAACCTCATAAGCGTCGACCGCGCCGACAAGCTTATAAAAGCAAAGCGCGCCGTCGTACCGTTTGCCGCGATAGTGCTCGCACCGTCTGGCGTCGCCGCCGCAGATAGAGCACTGCGCAGATTTGACGCTGCACCCGACGCTGCACTCCTTTTTGATGCCGCCCTCGATTTCGGCGATGAGCTGCCCGCTCGTTGCCTTAATGCAATAGCAGTGTAAGACAAGCTGTTTATACTCTTCGCCGGTCTTGGTGGTCTCGCCGGGACTGGTGATAACCTCCGCGTCAAAAATCCGTGCGCACTGATTTGTGCTCTGCGGATTATGATCGCTTATAACGGTCTTGCCTTTGTACAGCTCGGCAAGCTGCTCAAGCGTCTCGCCGGAAAATGCCTCATAGTCACGGTCAATCTCGTTGTCGCAAGCGACCATCTTAAAGGCAAAAACCTCTTCGGCGGTCAGCTCTTTCAGCGTGCAGGCGTTGATTTTCGCCATTTTGTCATCGTCAAGATCGAGGCTCTTGACAATGGCGCATTTGTCAATTTTCATCTTTTTCACCTCCTTTGGCGTACTGTATTCCGGCTTGCGTCAGCGGCAGCATGGATCCGTTACAAATCAGCTGGTCGCCGCCCGGACGCTCGCCTTTATCCAAGTAGGCACGCGCCTCATTTGGTGTGTAAATGGCGTTTTGTACTGCAGTTGCCATCGCCTCGAGCTGTGTCTTAAAGTCCGCGCGGAGAATGACCGCCGCGTTGAATTTTGCAAAATACCCGTTTGCGATATCTTCGTCGCTCAGAAGCTTGTAGGTGACCTCGTCCTCGTACTGCTTCAAGATGTACAAAAGCGTGTCAATATAAAAAGCAAGCTGCTGCTGCTCTGCGGCGGCGTAGCTTGCTTTTTCGTAGTCGTTAATCTGATTCGGTTTGATTCCAAAGGCGGCGGCGATCTGCAGCGCCGAGTATTTTTTCAGCTCGATAAACTGGTTGTCCGCGAGCTTCATGTTCAGCGGCTGGATTGTCGAGCCTGCCGGAATCGGCACGAGGTTTTTGACCGTGTCGACCTTCCCGGTGATATACTCTTCAATCTTCGTGGTGTATCGCTTCTCAAGTTCGTCATTCAGGTTGCCGGTATACTGTAGGACGGCTTTCGCAGTAAAGCCATTCTTATACATCTCGTTCAGCATCTTCTGCCCGCGCATGTTCCCGCCGAGCGTGGTACTCAGCTGGTCTCGGACACTTAGGCCGGCGACACCGTCAAAGGAAACGGACGTGCGGAAATGCATAATGCTGTCGTGCGGAATCCGGACGGTCTCGCCGCTTTTCGGGTTGTGAAAAAGATACCAGATCGCTCCTTTTTTTCTGTTCCAGATTCCTTTATCGTCGCAGTATATCTCCACGCTCTCCGGCGGCAGGCACCACAGGTTTGTGTTTTTGCCCGCTCCCGTTATCCACACATACGCGTTGCCGTAGTGGTTTCGGTTGATTTCGACCGTCGACCAAAAGTGTGTCGCGGTCATATACGGATTCGGACGGATTGCGAGCAGACGGTAAAGCTCGTGCTTCTTCGCCGTCTCGATTCCGCCGCCGGATGTCGTGCGCATGATTTTAAACGGCATCTTTCCGATAGCTTCTGACAGGATCTTTATACAGGCAAAATATGTCGCCTCGCCCAGAGCCTCGCCGTCGTCGCTTATGCCGAGAAAATCAAGCAGCGCCTGCCGCTCGACCGTCTGCTGATCGCTTGCACTTTTTTTCTTAAACAATGGCATCAAGCCCACCCCATTTTCTTCAAATAATCTTCGACCACCGTTTCATAGTCCGGCGTCTCTTCTTTGCTGGATTTTCGATACGCGACATGCGCGTCGATAATAGCGTCGACGACATCGATGCGCGCGTGCCGTGCGTTTACTTCCTTGTCGACTTTGATTTCGCCGAAAGAGTTCTTCGTCTTTTTCGCGTTGACAATAGACCACGACATCAGCGCGTTCCGCTGGTCGTAAAGCACATTTCCGGCTTTGACCTCAAGCGCAAAGTCAACCGTCGTGTCCGAAAGAAAACGCGCCGACTGCTTAACTTCAAGCAACGGCGCGCCGAGCGTATCAAGTTCTTCCAAAAATGCATCCGCGTTGTGCGGGTCATATCCGATGCATGCGATGTTGATTTCAAACTTTTCCTGCAGTTCTTTCAGATCCGCTACGATTTGCAGATAGTCGTTTTTCAGACCGCCGACCGCTTCGGACGGCGTAAGCAAGCCGGACTTAGCCCACACATCATACGGCGCGGTGTCCGTGATGATATGTTCTTCAAGTCGCTTGGCCGGAATGTAGGAATGTGACCAGACATATATCTTGCCGTCGTCAAGCGGAAAGAGCAGCGCAAGTGAGGTCAGATCTCCGCCGCTTGAGAGGTCGAGCCCGGCGAAGCACTTGCGGCCGCGCATATTTTCAATCGTCATTTCCGTCCGACCGAGCTTCCACTCGTTCGGTGTGATATACTGCGTGTCGCCATACTCATACCACAGGTTTTGGCGCTTGGTCATATAGTCGGACATTTCAAAGCCGCCCATCTGCTTCGCCGTCTGCGCATCGCGGCGGAGCTGTTCGAGCGCGCTCGGTACTGTCACGAGGTGCGGATTTGCTTTATACCACACGCTCTCGTCAAAAGGGTCGTCCTCTTTATCCAGTGTGTAAATGTCAACAAAAAAGTCGTCGGCTTCCGCCGTGCCGGCAAGTATCTGCAGGCAATAATCGTCCATCTCGCGGCAGAAGCTGTTCAAGCTTTTTCCGCGCGTGGTTATCATCGATATCAAAGCTTCGTCAAGCGAGGCTTGACCATTGTACAAAGCTTTGTAAATTCCGTTATCTTTGTGCTGATGAATTTCGTCGACCGAGCAGAAGATCGCGCGGAAACCATCGTCAAGCCCGCTCTCTCTCGACAGCGCTTCAATCGTGCATCCGGTGCGTTTGGCAATGATAAGACTCTTATAATCCTTGACGTCAAACAGCGCCTGCAGGTCTTTGTCGACCGTTATAAATTTCTGGATTTCTTCCCATGCGATTCTCGCCTGCCGCTTTTTCGTCGCCGCTGTGAAAAGCTTGCCGAAATTATATCCGCCCCAGTTTGCGATGTACGACCCGGTGATTCCGTTTTCAAATGTCTTGCCGTTCTGTCTCGCGACGGATTTATATTTTCGGCGGATGCGTCGGAAACCCGTCTCGGCATGCACCCACCCAAACGGTACGCCGAGATCGAAGCACTGGAAGTCGTGCAGTCGAACCGGACGCGGCTGCGCGCCCTCGGCTATAGTCAGCATTTCAGCATATCGCAGTATCTTCTCGGACTTCTCCGGACACCACACAAACGGAAATTCTTTCGTGCCCTGCTTAGCGATCTCGTTCAGGTGCCGTTCGCACGCCATACGGTGCGTCAGGCAGGACGGCTCCTGCCCGGAGACCACCCGCTCAGCGTGCAAAGTAGCTCTATCCTGCACTCTCATCACCGCGCTCATCCGCGTCGAAAAGGTCGAATTTGTTCGCCGGCTCTTTCGGCTTTCGCGGAATAATAAGCTTGCATCTGCTTGATACGGTCATGCCAAAGTCGGCCGCAAACTGCTGGCAAATTTTGAGGTATTTTGCCTGCAAATTCAGCGTTTTTTCGTACTGCTCAAACGGCATTTCTTTCTTCAACCGCTTGCGGATTTTCTGCAGAGTTTCCTCGGCGATTATGTAACGTCCGAGCGACTCGGCATCGATATCAGCGTACAATCCGATGTCGGCGAGCTGCCGGGCGATATAATTGAATCTATTTTTTTGTTTCTTCGAGAGACAATCCGGCGGTTCGATTTTTGTGAACGGCGCGGTCACTTCTGCTGCTCGTCTCTCTTCAATTTCGTTCTTCCCGAGGTGCGATTTTCCGTTCATCACGAGAAGGTCTATCGGCTGTCTTGGCCGCCCTGCCATGCTCTCACTCCTTTGATTTTCATTTTCGGCGTTTTTGCTGCGAAGAGGTAGGTCGGCGACGGGTTACCGCAAAAGCGTCAAACTTTTTTCACACCCCCGTGGGGCAGGGACACGCCCGCTCGGTCTGCCTTGTTGTGGCACGCCTTGCACAGTGATATGCAGTTTGATGGATCGAATCGCTTATTCCAATCCTGCTTAACGCGGACGATGTGATGCACATCCGAAGCCACTGACAAGCGACCGTTCGCCGCGCAGTTAACACACAGATAGTGGTCTCGTGCGAGTATGCCTTGGCGGAATCTCCGCCACTGGCGCGAGTTGTAAAAGGCTTCCGCCTTGGCATCCATCTCTTCGCTGTCGTCAATCTTGAGCTCTTCTCTTGTTGCTTTCCTCTCCGGCTTACATTCGGCGCAGTACGTCTCGCCGAGCGGTATGACTGCGCCGCACTTGGCGCAGAGCTTATAAAACATCCTGCTCCTCCTTTGCAGTTGACTGCAAAGCGCACCCCCGAAGGAGTGCGCCCGCGTCTGTCCCTTGCCGGACTCGGACCGGCGTCCCGAAATGTCATACGATCGGGCTCTTGCCTGTTGAGTTAAAAGGACATAAAAAGCGCACCTCCCGGCTCAAAGAGAGGTGCGTCAAATGAAGGTGTTGGCGGCGCGCGGAGTCAAACCGCGCCTCCGGGGTGTATCAGCCCCGAAGATAACCGTATGCCACCATATAAAAGCCCTGCTATTAAAACCCGCCGCAGGGCGAGGCGGGAAGAAAGGAGAAAAGAAAAACCAGATAGGTGTTGCTGTCTATTTTTACTTCTACAGCATACCACAGACCTTAACTGTATTTCTCTGTATTTTTCTGTACACTTTTAGATTTTATTAAAATTTCCAGGGCTTCGTTCGCCTTGCGGTTGGTCTTCCAGCACCACTCACAGGAATATCCCATTTCTTCCGCTATGCTCTCAATGCTCATATTCCTGCAATATCTCAAAAGCACAAACTCCTCCCACTGCGGCGGGAGCTGACGCGTAAGCGACAGAAGTTCGGTTTCTGCGGCAAACTTCCGCCGATAAAGCTCCACGATCTCTTCGCCCAAATCCACATACTGCGAAATAAGGCGGCTCATCTTGTCATCTGCTGTTTTTTGTATGGCTTCGCCCTGCGGCGCGGTAATCGATGTGAGCACATCAAGCAGTTCCTCGCGCTGGCGCTGTTTGAATGACAGCTCGTTGTTCATGTGCCGGATCCGGTTTATGTATTCCACTACTGTCATAAAGATTTCCCCTTTTCCATTTTCGCGCCGCAGTGCGGGCAATAAAAGAAACCACGGTCTCTTGGTGTTTCTCTTCCAGTCGCGATGTCTATACTGTGATGACATTCAGGACAATAATAATTACCATCATCAGGGTTATTGTCCATCTTAATCCATTTGCCGTGTTTAACAGCTTGCGCATCTACGGCAGGAGCCGGCCTTATGCAAAGGTCTACAATAATGTCGATTGCCTCGCGGCGGATATTTCTTTCATAAGTTCCATAACCGCCGTTATACCACGGAGACTTTTTAAGTTCTTTTATTTCTGCCAAAAGCAAATCACGCTCGATATAATCACTCATTTTTTACCTCCGTCCATTTTTGCTCCGCAGTGGGGGCAGTAATGCAAGCCTCTCGCTTTTATCGGATCCCAATCCGGCCGCTCGTCTTCATATTCACATAAATCAACTCCGCAAATTTGTATTTCTCCGCAATTTGAGCATTTGAATGCCCATTTATACGGATTGGCTAACTTTACCTCGTTCCATTTCGCAGTTTTTTGCAGTCTGTTAAGTACAAGTGTGTTGTACACGCTTGTGCCGACTAAGACTCCGATAAAAATTCCGAGTACCGTCCACTCGCCATTGCTCATTTTGTTTTTTCCTCCTTTTCGTCGCGAAACTTGACACATTTACAAGGCTTTAAAAAGCTGACATCCGTCAGCAGTTTTTTCTTTTTCTCGGTCGATTCGGCGGCTCGTCCTCGGGCTCTTTTATGTATTTAAAACACATATATCCGAATCTGTTTTGAATGCACTCGACAAGGCGATAGCCTTTCGGGGCGATTGGCGGGCTGTCGGGGCTGTAGCTCCGAAGCGCGACTTTTGCGTCCTCGCTGTCGGGCTGCCGCATGTTGCGGGTCGATAGATATCTATGTTTAGTGCCCTGCTCGGGCGTCCAATGATCGAATAAGTAATTGGCAAGACCGGTGTAATCACAACCGTGGTCTATACCGTTATAATAGTTGTGCTTGCGCAGGTGCTCTATCTGCACGATATCGCCATAGATCCACTGCGCTTTAATGATCTCTTCCGGCACGCCGTCGGAGACCATGTGAAAATGTATTCTCTTTGTGTTTCTGCCGCGTCCCATATAAAGGTTGATTTTCGCTTCCGGGCACGCGTATTGTAGTCTGCGTTTATATAATGTACGCAACCGGCGCGCCTCGCCCCAGTCGTGTACTTCGTGGTCATTGTCAAAGGTAAGAGTGGAATAAAGGGAAGTCGGCGAGAAATTCTCGTTGAAAACTCGCGCGTGCTTCCGCCTTGCTATCATCAGATTGTGGCGCTCGCGCTCCTCGTCCGTGCGGAGCACCGGCTTGTACTGCGCTTTTGCGACATTGGCGGTGCGGTCAGAAACCGTGTAGACTTCCTGCTCGCAAACCGCGCCAGAAAATATTCGTTTCTTGACTCGCACCGCTTTTCACATCCTCATTTCAAATTTTCGTATTTTATCAAACTCATCGACGAAAGCTCGTCGAGATATCCGACGGTATTTTCAGTCAGCACCCGCGTTGTGCTGATTGGGATAATCGCCATCACAAAGAATCCGGCTTTCGCCGCAAAGAACGCGCCGGCCGCGGTCTGACGGTAGTACAGCTCAAACTCGTCCACATCAAGCGGCTCGAGATATTTTGACTCGACAAACTCTATTCCGGCCGAAGTCTTATATGGTATATAGTCGTAAGAGCCTATCCGCAGAGATATCGGCAGAGGATCGCAGCGCTCTTCTCCGTCAAATTCGTCTTTGACCATCTTCAAAAACGCTTCCGGCGGCTCGGCGGTGTATCGCTGCATGATTTTGTCCGCCTGTGTCGGTGTGATATCGAAAGATGTCATAAGCGAATCGATTGAAAACACCGGGCAGTCGTTAAGGTAATAGGCGGCGAGACCGTCGCCGAGCATCTGCGTTGTCATATCGTACAGCGAGATGTGCTTATTCGCCTTGCACAGACTTATTATTTTTTTGATTTTCATAAAAAGTTCCTTTCTGCTTTACAAAATTTGATATCTGCTTAAATCGATGTCATCCGCCCGCGTGTTCCAATCCTTTTTTGCCTCCTCGCGCTCGTCAACGCCCGTCAAAAGTCCACCGGCAGAATTGATTTGAAGCTCGAGCTTATAATTTTTCGGGGTGGAAGCTCCGCATTTTTGACACTTGATGCAGAACTCCCAGCCTCTAATCGCGCCTCTCGCGACGGTCGCTATTGTCACATAGCTTGCCGGTGCTCCGCAAAACGGGCACCTTCGCAATGGCTCTCTGGGCGACTCTAAATCAAACATCGTAAGCACCTCCGTTTTTCGAGGTAAAAGGGTTCGTTATCCATTGTTATTCCTCCATTGGTTCGTTCCAACACTCATCGCATTCTATCCCCGGATCGCATTCTATCCCCGGACACTTTCCGCCGTATGTTGTTTTTCTGCATGTATACGGGGTTCCGTCTGAGTCGCTTTGCGCTTTTGGAAACTTTTCAAAAAAGTCCTGTGCGTATGTTTTCTTCGGGTGTTCGTCGCTCCATTTTTGCACAGTTTCGATTGCCGTTTTAACATCTTCGGCGCAGATTTTTGAATATGTGAGTCCGCAAACCCCAAACATCGGGCATTGCTCTTCATTAGCCGCATTAGCCACGCACTCATCACGTGAGCCGCAAAGTCTTTTGAGTTCGTGTAAAAAGTTTATTGTCTTGTTACAATCCATTTTTAACGCTCCTTTACCATTATTTCTGTTCGCGGGTTTTCTTTGTCATTACTCCCGCAGAGCTGAAGCTCAACATTTGAAAAGCTGTCATCTTCAAATCAAGCATCGTAAGCACCTCCGTTGCAGGCGTATTCTTTCAGTGCGGCGGAGGCTTGTGCCATAACGCTCTCGATGCACGCGCTCGACACGACTTCGCCGTCGTTATGCGCCGGGCAGACCTGGCATGCGCCCTCTTTGCCGGATCCGCAAATCTCCGCCGCTTCTATAAGCTGTTCAAGCGTCAGGGTTTTCACAGTTTTCAACCTCCTTTGCCAGTCCGCATTTCAGCGGGCTGTTGTAACAAGGGTTCTTACAAGTGCCAATTTTCTGACACTGGAAACAGCAGTAATTCCCGTGACGGTGATCGCAGTTAAAATGTGTGCACATCAGGATTCCGGCTTTCTTTTTATTCATCGTCCGCTGCCTCCATTTCTTCATTCCAGCAAGCTTTACACGGTGCCGAACCCGCTCCGGAAACAGCGGAGTACTGGCAGCTTCCACCGTAGCAGTTGGCGCGGCACATCCTCGGCACACCTTCTTTATCCGGCTTTGCTTCCGGGAACTTCTCGAAAAAGTCCCGCGCATAGGTTTTTCGCGGGTTCTCTCTGCTCCATTTATGTAAAGTTTCAATCGCATATTCAATATCCTTTCGCGAAAGGGTTAGAACCCCTTTTTTACAAAACTCATACAAAGGACATTTATCGACTATGCTAAGCTTGCAATCCCTGTGCGAGGCGCAGAGCCTATGCGTTTCAACAAAAAAATCTATCGTTTTACTGTAATCCATACTCAACCCTCCTGCAGCAGCGCTCCGAGCTTCTGCATCGCGTCGCGAAGCTTAGCGGCGGTGGTCGCGTCATCCATCGACGCGATTATACCGCGCATGACATTGATATATTTCTGTATGCTGTCAAAGTAGACGCTGAATTTTGCGACCTCCGGCGAGGCGGTGAGCTTCGCGTCCTTTTCGACCTTTTCGAGCCGTCCGGTCAGCTCGCTCTTTTCTTTTTCGGCGGCGTCGAGGACCGCCTTGTATTTCTTCTCAAGCTCTTCGGAAACTGACTTCTTTGCTTCATCGCGTGCCCGCTCCACGGCCTCGGCGATCGCTTTCTCCTTGTCCTTTTTCGCCTTTGCGCGCTCTTTTTCAATCGCGTCGACGGTGTACTGCTTTATCTCTTCGGCGGTCGGCTCGCGCATGACCGTCGCGGCGGGCTTTTCGGACGCTGCTTTCAGCTCCTCGCGCAGGCGGCGGACGGTGTTGGAAAGGTCTTCGTGCTCTTGGCTGCTTTTCGCGAGCTCGTCGCGCTCGGCGGTGATAAGCGTCAACTGCTCCTGCGCCTCGTGCAGCTTGCTGATGGTCTCTTTCAGTTCGCGGGTGGACATCTCCGCGACATCGTTGTTCTCCTCGACTTCCTTGCGCTCATACCACGGCAGAGCGGCGAGCATTCCGAGCTTCGAGATTCCGAGACTTGCATTCGACTGCAAATATTTCTCGCCGAGCGACTCGAGAGCTTGTATATATGTATAGGCTTGTCGCTGCTTGATACCGACATCCTGCTCGACATACTCCTCAAACGTCTCATGCCCGAGTAAAAGATATTTACGCTCGTCGCGCATCCTTTTAAGATTCTGACAAAAGTCCACCATAGCGGACGCGGCAAGGTTGCCTTTTGCGATTATCTCGTAGTGGAGATTTAACGCCTCGTTCTGTTCCTCGCTCAGGTTCCCGCTGAGTTCCATGCTTCTGATTACTTCGTTCATATGTTTCTCCTCTCTCACGCTGCCGCGTGACTCTTTTTATTTCTGATGTACCCGCTCCACGCGTCTACAAAGGCCTCGACCTCCGGGGTCTTGCCGCAGTTGTGCAAGCCACGGCACTGGACGATGCTCTCGGTCTTCGGGTTATATTCCAAGGTATAAAAAGGCTTGTCCGGCTCGTTTTTCTTTCTGATAAAAAAGATAACCGTCTGCCCGCTCAGGTGTTCTTTGGCATATGTAGCGACGCAGTGATGCAGCGCGCTTCCCTCGTCGATTAGCTCGGCGTGGCTTCTCGCCGGGCGAATCAACAGGGCGCCGCTTTCAAAATCAAAGTCCCGTTCGAGCTTTTTGAGCCGCTTTCCAAACTCTTCCTGCATTCTGCGCGTCTCTTCGAGCTCCTTTTGCCGTCTTGCTTCCGCAAGGGCTTCGTTTGTGCGCTGGTGCGCCTGCGCGAGATCTGGCGGCAAGAGGATATCCTCGCGCTTGAGGTCAAGATTAAGCTTTTCGCAGTCGTTCCAATAGTCGCAGAGCGTGTAGATCATCTCCTTCTGCTTATCGAGATACTTAACCGCTTTTTTGAAAGGCAAATGCTTCTCGACGTTTTCGATACTTGTTAAACTATATGCGGCATATTTCCTCGCCTGCGCCGGAGTGATGCCGTACTTTTTGGCAAGCTGCGCATAAAGCACGGCATCGCGTGTTTTTTTGGGTAGTTCTCGCAACTCCTTTTTCGTCAGCCCGAGAGCCGCCGAAACGGTCTTTGCGCGGCGGTTGACAACTCCATTCGTCCACGAGTCATTGACCGCAAGCCTGATAAAGCCTTCTTTCACCAGTTTTTCCGTCAGCACCGGATATTTGACATATGTATCAAGCCAGCCGCAAGGATTTCCGCCGAAGTTTTCCATATATGCCGACATCTGCGCGTACTGCAAATTGGTGTTTTTAAAAGTCTCGTCATTAAAGCCATAATAATGGTTTTCGGCATAATTTTTTTCGTCCGTATACCACGGCTGTCTTGAGCTTGGCTCCGGTATGGTCGCCATGCGCTCCCAGTCCGGCTCCCAGCCGTGGAACCCATACGACCACCTTTTCGCCCACACGGCGTCAACGCCGGTGTTGTAATAGACCCGATATTCCTCAAAAAAATTGGTCTTGACTGTTGTATAGTCCAGGCGGTAATCGCGATCCACGAATCCCGCCCGGACGAGGATTCCGCCGTCCCGCAGTTTCGTGGCAAAAAGGATATATTTTTGGTCATACATATATTTTCTGCCTCTGCCGCTGTCGCGGAACTCGACCGTGCTTTTGCACGCCGGGCAAAAGCCTATTTCCTTGTGTTTGCAGTTGACATTTTGCACATCGGCGGCGCTGTATGTCCGGCCGAGCTCAAGCACCACATCCTTGTGGCAGTGCGTACAGTGTCCGTATCTGACGCCGTTTTCGCGGTGTGTGAAGAGATAGCGGCTCCCCAGCAGGACGCTGTCGTCAACCCACTGCGCGACCTTTTTCGGCAGACCGTCGATCGACTTGGCAAAAGCCATTTTCCTCGCGTGCTGATACTGCTTGTCGGTGATTTTCTTCGCTTTCTGTCCCATGTCGCCACCTCACAGCAGATCCGCAAGGTCAAGGCTGATAATGTTGTCGGTCTTCGGCTCTTCGGTGATTCCGTAATATTCGCGGATCCAAGAGTAGACCGTTTCATCTTCGACCATCGCGCAGCCGTTCTCGGCATGCTTTCTTGCTTTTCCTGTCACGGCTTTCACACAGTCCGCAAGGCTCTTTTTTTCGTCCGTGACCTTGCTCGCACTGATATCGTCGGTTATAAGCGCATCGATGATATACTGCGCTATGCGCTTCTGATTCGTGCCTCCCTTTTCGCCCTCGGCGTCGATTTTGGCTATTGCCTTTTTCATTAACTCTGTCATTTTTTCCATTTCTCCTTTAAATCGTGTTGATGTCGAGTTAGCTCGCTGAAAATTGCATACTAATTTCAAACCGTCGCGCGGTAAATTAGCTCGCGAAAAATTGCGTCCTATTTTCCGGCAACACCTCTGTCAAGTTAGCTCGCCGAAAATTGCATACTAATTTCAGATTACAGCGCTGAAAATTAGCTCGCAAAAAATTGCGTCCTATTTTTCAGCAACACCTCTGTCAAGTTAGCTCGCCGAAAATTGCATACTAATTTCAAACCGTCGCGCCGAAAATTAGCTCGCAAAAAATTGCGTCCTATTTTCCGGCAACACCTCTGTCGAGTTAGACCTCGAAAAATTACATCATAATTTCAAATATTCCGATATTTCTTCCTTTGCCCGCTCCCACCCGGAGCACCACACGGCGCGGAAACCCTGTCGCTCAAGCGCTTCAAGCCACCACTGCTGGTCGACCGTCGGCTTGTTTCGGCCGGCTTTCATTTCGATGTACAAGCCGTGGTATTTCCCCCGGGCGACCGGCAGGCAGAGGTCGGGCACGCCCTTTTTCATTCCCTGCCGCCGGAGCGCTGCACCGTAAGCCACGCTGCGCTTGCCCTCATTCGGTATGTGGTATAAAAGCTTCAGTTCCGGGTGTGCGGCGGACTGGTATTCCGCCCACACAAAAAGCGCCTCCTGTTCCTCCGCTTCGCGGTTTTCGCGGCGGGTCGCGCTTGCCTGGTCTTTCTCGGTGCTTTCTCCGTCCGTCGAGTAGACGGTCAGGCTGTCCAGTTCGCACCCGCAGACGCGGCAGAGTCTTGTTTTATTGCCGTCGGCAAAGTTATATTCACGCCCGCATTTCGGGCATCTGTAAGATCGTATTTTCATATCGCGCCCCCATTGACATCTTCGGGCAGCGGTGTTATACTGATAGCGGTGTTTGGTGTTGTTTCAACATCGTTTGGGCGTCCTGTTACCGCAGGGCGTCCTTTTTCATACCTATCAAGCCTGCGCCATAAAGCCCGCTCGATGCGTTCGAGGTACTTATTCAGTGCCTCGCGACCGTCGCGGAAGCTCCACTCGGTCTCTTTTCCGCCGTCCGTGTACCGCACGATATACTCGTCCTCACAGCCCGGGCAGAACAGCAGCGTCACCGGCTTCGCGCCGCTTATCTCGACTCTTGTAACGACCTTGCTACAGCTCAAAGCACTGTCGCCTCCTCTTCTTTTTAAAATAATAGGCACAGTAATCATCCGTCGCGGGGATCTCGCGGAATCGGTCGGTGTTGTAGGTGTAGGTGCAGCACTTCCCGTCCCAGCCGTCGCCCACACAGTCGATTTTTCGCAGCCAATAGCAGCTTTTACAGACCTTTTTCCTGCGCCACTTTCGCCCGCTCCCCGGCGCGTCAGCGGTCTTTCCCGGTGGCTGCATTGTGCCCGCTCCTCTTTGCTCTGATTTTGGCTCTGACTCTGTCCTCAAAGGCAATAAGCTTGTCCTCTTTGACAAAGCCGTAAATGATAAGTACGACGACGGCGATCTCAAACACCGTCTGGATTGCAAATTTCAGTATCATTTTCTTTGTCCTCCTTATTTTCAAAGCGCAGACGGTCGATGCGGACCGTGGCCGTTGACCTGCCTTTTCTGTCCTCAAGCTCGGCGGTGACTGCGAGCTCACCGTTGATTATGCGATATATAACCGCCGACACTCTGTCGTATCTGACATCGCCGACAAGCGGCACAAAGTATATGACTGGTTTGCCGTTGGCAAGAGCTTGCTTGACTTCTTCGTTATTCATCGGCAATCTTCCGGTCGTTCGGGCAACGGCATCCAGTAGGTCACCTGTGGATCTTTCCACTCTGGATAGGCATCAAAATACCAGCCGTCCTCGTAGTAATATTCTGCAATTTCACATGCATTCACACACCGCACGTGCTTTTTCGGTCTGCCACTGACGATTACAAGGACTTTATCACCGTCATCAACACGCGCATCATCCTTTGGCAGCCTGTCGTTGACGCTTATCCACGGCGATGCAGTCAGCTTTTCAAGCTGTTCCCTCGCGGCGCGGACAATCGCGCAGCCGTGGATGTCGCAGTTATGCTCATATCCGCAGCCGAGGCAGACGAGAGAGCCGGTATGTACCGCCAATTTGCGGAGTGCATCTATAAGGCTTTTTTCGGTTTTGGCCTTTCGAATCTTTGCTTTTCCTTTTCTGCTTTTGATTGTGTCGCATATGTCCGCGACAAGCCAGTCGTCCGGTTCATCTGCTTCAAAATGAGACCAATCATCAAACGCGCCTTCGACTATCAAATTGTCTTTATAATACTCTGCGGCTTCTCCTATCATCGACTCATCAAAGGTATAGACAAAATACGGCTTGCCGTCATCTACATAGAAGTCGATGAAGTACACATCTATGCCCTGCTTTTTTAATTCCTCAATTACTCTTTCTTTTACCATATTAATATCATTCATAACTCTTCGTCCTTTCTTAAAGCTGCTGTGTGAGTACAATAATCAAGGCGACGGATGCTAAAAAGCTCGGTGCGCCCCAAAATCCATCGCTATCATCGGTTATCAGCGAGTATATAGCCAAGATAAGATCAAGTAGTGCATTTAATGATAAAAACACAATTAACACTATCAAAAGCGCTCTCATTGCTCCGCCTCCTCGAAAAATCTATGTCCGCCGATGGTGCAGACATAGGCCTGCGACTCGTGCCAGCTGCTTGTACACAGCGCAGGCGCATAAAAGTAAAGAATCTCCGCGTCTGTCGCCGTCTCGCCGTTATCAAACACTGCCGCGACCGCTTTTTTGACCTCTGCGCTCGGGTCCGGGCGGCTGTCCGTGTAGCCGTAAAGCTCGGCGATTTTCTCCGGGCTTTTGCCCTCTTGCTCACAGGCGTTAAGGATGCACTGCGCAACCGCCATTTTGCCGACATACGGCTCGGCTCCTGCTTCCGCCATGACTACCCGCTCGATTTCGTCACGCTCGGCGGCGGTCAGAGCGTATCTGACGCTTGCAGTTGACTGCAAAACCGTTTCCGCCTTTGCCTCCACCGCCGTCTCCGGCTCGGTCGGCTCGACATAATAGACCTCCGGCATCGCGCTTGTTATCTCCGGCAGAGCCGCGAGTATCATAATCGCCACCAGCGCGACGACCGCCCCGATGATAAGCAAGTCTTTAGTCATCGCTGTCGACCTCCTTGCGTGCGGGCATTGCGCCCAGTATTCTTGTGATTCTTTTGTTCGCAAACTCCGCAAGTTCGTCCGCCCCTGCTTCCAACGTTTCAGCGGAAAGCCCGAGCTTTTTTCCGGCGTCCTTGACAAATATCGCCGTCAATTTGCAAGCGGCCAAAATCACGACGCTGTCGGCGATACTGACTCCGCCGAATGCCATCATGATCTCCTGCACAAGCATTGCGCACAGCTTGCCGGACAGTCTTGCCACTTCTTCGTCATCGTTACGGTCGCATGCGCGTTGAAAGTCCGCGCGGGTCTTTTTTAAGCTTTCAATCATTTTCTTTTCTTCCTTTCTTTGTTGTTTATTCAGTTCTCGGCAAGTATAGCCATTTCAACGGCGTTGGCTATCATCGCGCGCACGAATCGTTCAAACTCCTTGTGCTGCATAACCCCGCCATGCTCGTTGTATTCTACGAGCGCCTGCGGTCTTATGTCGTAGCACCATTCTTTCTCGCGGATATACGCTGTGCCAATCGGCAAGACCTGTTTCTGCATCGCGCAGTAAATAAAGTCTTTTGACTGGCCAAGGTACCGCGCCGCCATTTCGACCGGCACGCTGCCGTTGATGGCGAGGATCTCCTCTGTCGTAGGTTTTCGCATGCTGATTCCGCTCCTTTTCTCAAGCACTCTGCTCTTTAAGCCAGTTTTCTTCGGCGTGAATAATATTTTCCACCGTAAGATTCAAAGCTGTCGCGAGTTTTGCAACGAGAGTGATGTCCATTTTCTTTTGGCGCGTGCCGTTTTCGATTGAATTGAAATACTGTCGGCTGATTCCAATAGAATTGGCAACATCTTGTTGCGAAAGATTCAGTTCATTTCGTCTTTTTACGAGATAAGTTCTCATTTAAAACACCTCTTTGCTTCATTTCGTTGACATGATTTTAGCATGTTCAAATCAATATGTCAACATTTTGTTTACATTTTTTTATTTTTTTGCTTTTCTCGGCATATTAACGTTTCATTTTGTTGCAACAATTGACAAGCAACAAAATGTTGCGTATAATAGTATTGAGGTGGTAGAAATGAATAATATGGCATATTACAGAAACAAAAAGAATTTGTCACAACAGAATGTCGCGGATTATTTGGGGATAAGCCGTCAAGCATATTGCAACTATGAAACCGGTAAAAGAGAGGCATCCTACGAGACTCTCTTGAAATTAGCCGAATGCCTTGAAACCTCGGTTGACGAACTTTTGAGAGAGCGTCCAACATCCCAAGAGGTCAACGATGAGGACCTCATGTTCGCACTTTTTGACGGCGCAACCGAAGAAGAAATAACTCCAGAAATGTATGCAGAAGTTAAACATTTTGCAAAGTTTATTTTGGAAAGGGAAAGAAACAAAAATGAGCAGTCTTGACGGCTTGTATGATTTAGCAGAAGAAGAGAACATTGAAGTGCTTGCTGTCTCTCTGCCAATAATCGGCGCAGTGTCGGCCATGCGGCAGAGCGGAAAGTGTTACATAGGAATTGACCCATTTTGTTTGGAGACATCCAGCGATGAGTGCGTTCGTTTGGCACACGAGCTCGGGCATTGTGTTACTGGCAGCTTTTACAACATATATGCCGCCTGCGACATCCGCGCCAAGCACGAATATGCCGCCGACAAGTGGGCAATAAAAAAGCTCGTCCCGGAGGACGAGCTTGAGGAAGCGGTGAAGCACGGTTTCACGGAATCGTGGGAACTTTCCGAATATTTTGATGTGACCGTTCCGTTTATGCAAAAAGCTATGAGCTATTATAAAGAACAAGCCCTCGGACGTTTGTAATAAGATTGGAGGTCAAATAAATGGCAAAAGGTAAGAAAAAAGTCAGTTGGGTGTTGATTATCGCGGTAATGTTTATACTCGGCGGCATAATGGCACTTATCGAAAAAATCAAGGAAAGCGCCCACCCGGTTCTTTTTGCGGTGCTTATCGTGGTCGGCCTCGTGGCTGTTGCCGTCTGTGTATTTCTGATTCTGCGACACGCAAAAAAGAAAAGGGACGCCGCGGTTGATTCCGTCGACATCCCCGACCGAGCTGTGCCGGACTCCGAGCCGGTCAAGCCGGCAGGAACCGGCTCCGGTCCGCTTTTTATACCCGAGAAAGACAAACAGAACTTTCATTTTCTTCCGAATGTTATTGACGGTAAAGCACTTAAATATAGCTACGAAGCACACCTCGTTATGCTCCCTGATGTTTGTGGTGTTGCCGACCTAATCGGGAAAACCGGAAAAAGTTTGGATATAGTCCTTGAGCCGGAAAACGAATATGATTCCCGTGCCGTTGCTCTGTACCTCGAGGGAAAGAAGATAGGGTATGTGCACAAAGGACGCTTGCAGGATATGATCCACGATTGGCTTGAGCGTGGCGACGAAATGCTCTGCTGCCTTAAACGATTGACGACAGAAGATGCATACTTTCTCATAGGATTTTATAAGGACTTGGATTATTTCAAAGGTCGGACATTTAAGCTTATCGGAGTTACAAAAAAAGACGGCGAAGGCATCTCGCGCGCAAGAAATGCCGAAGTATTAAGCCCCGGCGATAGCGTGTGGGTCTTTGTTGATGATGATAAATACATCGTAACCGACGGCCCTTTAGACTTTGGAGAGCTGCCAAAGGCTGCTATCGAATACGCCGAAGGTGCGAGCAGAATCGTCGGCAAGGTTGAAGAGTGCGATTTTGACGATAACGGAAAGCCCGAAATCTATGTGACTATTTATCCTATAAAATAAAAAAAGCCCGCCCCTGCGGGAACAGGAACGGGCAGTGCATCAAACCACACCTACGACAGAGTGAGTTGATATATTTATTATATCACCCGCTCCGGGAAAGTACAAGCAAAGGAGCGGTATTTTTTATGAAAAATCCGAACGGATATGGAACGATCCGCAAACTCAGCGGAAACCGGCGCAAACCCTGGGCTGTTCTTGCTCCGCAGAGCAGTTCCGAATATTCCCTTGACAAGCAGCGCAAGCTGATAGGCTGCTACGCCACAAGGGCAGAGGCAATGACGGCTCTCGGCGCATGGCATAAGACTCCGCATATTGACGTTCCGGCTTCGGCTGAAAATATCACACTCGCACAACTGTGCGCCGAGTATAAGAAATTACAGAAATTTAAGAATCTCGCGAAACAAACACAGGACAATTATAATGCGGCGTGGAATAAGCTTGCTGTCCTCGGCTCATATAAAGTAAAGGATTTACGAGCCGCCCATTTTCAAACGGTCGTTGACACGGCACATCAGAACGGACTCTCCGCCTCTTCTCTGCAAAAAATAAAACTCTTCGCTTCACTACTCTGTGATTACGCCGTGCAAAACGATATTGTTATCAAAAATTATGCAACCTTCGTCACGCTGCCAAAAGCCGAAACCAAAGAAAAGGTACCATTCAGCGATCTCGATTTGCAAAAACTCGAGTCCGCAGCTAAGGAAGGCTTTATGTATGCAGACCTAATTCTGATTATGTGCTACACGGGTTGGAGAATCAATGAATTTTTGGCACTTACGCCGTTCAGCTGGGATGCCGCAAATCATACTCTTCGCGGCGGCGAAAAGACCGAAGCCGGAAAGAATAGAGTTGTCCCGGTCTCCGATAAAGTAATGCCGTATCTGCAAAAGTGGCTCGATAAAGGTGGACCGACAATAGTTTGCCATGAGCACAACGGCAAACTCGTCCCGGTAACAGCGCGCTACTTTCGCGCAAAATGGTACTACCCTACACTTGAGGCGCTCGACTTGCCTCGCCTGACGCCTCACGCGACCAGGCACACATTTGCTTCTATGTTGCACCGCAACGGCGCAGATAAATGGGATATTCAGCGACTCATGGGACACTCTTCGGAAGTCGTTACCAATAAAGTCTACACCCATGTCGACATCGATCAGCTTCAAAAAGCGGTCAATTTGTTATAA